CCTTGTCCAAGTATGTTTAAAGCACCAGTTCCATTTTCTTTGATGTAACTATTAAACCCATCGTGATAAATCTGCAAGTCACCATCACCGAAGATGGCCTTGTCGTTGTCGCCGAAGTTGATGTCGTTGCCGTTGGTGTTTAGATCGCCGCCAAGTTGGGGTGTGGCATCATCAAGGACAGACCCAATGCCAGTTACATTAACAGGTTGCCAAGATGTTCCATCGTAAAATTTATAAGTATTATCGGTCGTGTTGAAAAATAAATCCCCTTCGTCAAGTGAGGTTGTGGGATCAGTTGCGCCAACACGATAACGCTCTGCAAAGCTATTGATGCCAGCTATGTTTGCGGCAGTTGTGTTTACATTAGCAATAGAGCCACCCACAGCATTGACGTTAGCAATATTAGTGGACACTGTGCCGATGTCAGTCGCATCAGCCGCAACCGCTTGGATGTCTGCGCTATCACCAGCCACTGTGGATATGTCTGCTGAAATGCCAGCAACGGTATTAATGTTTGTGGCGTTACCAGCGACATTGTTAATGTTTGTGGCATTGCCAGCGACAGAATTAACATTGGCAATATTAGTTGCAACAGTACCGATGTCAGTGCCATCAGCCGCCACCGTAGTAACGTCAGCAGATATACCAGCAACAGTTGTTACATTGCCGCTAATACCAGCCACAGTTGTTACATTTGCTGAGATACCAGCCACCGTAGTGACATTACTGTCAATGCCAGCTACTGTATTAACATTGGCTATATTTGTACCAACGGCATCAACATTGCTAATAGATGCGGCGACAGTTTCGATTTCTGACACTGCCTCATTAAGATCATTGGCAACGGTTTCAACCTCTGACACCGCTTCATTAAGATCGTTGGCAACAGCGATAACCTCACTGATGTTGCCAGCAACCGTATTAACAGAAGCAATGTTTGTGGCTACTGTGCCAATATCGGTAGCGTCAGCCGCCACAGCGTTAATGTTTGATGTGTTGCCAGCAACGGTAGACACATTAGCCGCAATACCAGCAACCGTTGTCACGTTAGCTGAGATGCTAGCGACAGTCTGAATAGCATCTGTTGCGTCAGTACCATCTTCAATATCAGCTAATGTAGCAATATCAGCAGATGCCGCAGATACAGTTTGAACATCTGCAATAGATGGCCCAGCTTCAACAGCACCAGTGGTTTCATTAAATGCTAGTGTTTTACCCTTACGATCATTTGCCAGGGGTAATTTAAAAGAAACCTCTGTGTCATAATCTTCAACTTGTAAAGCGCGATCTGCTTTATCTTGCAAATCAGCGATCATCGCAATCTGTTTATCTAATTCAGAGTTAAGAGAAACAACATCAAAGGGGCCTGATGTTGGAAAGTCAGTTGTTCTTTCAAGCGCAATGTCTCTTGTTATAACAACAGTAGAGCCACCAGTAGCACCAGTAACGCTAATAGAAACAGTTCCAGTTGATCCGTCACCACCAGTGACCGTATAATCTGTTGTAAGAGTTTTAAGCGTGCCATCTACATATACATTTAAATCAGCGTCAGCAAAAAATTCAAAAGGAACAGCAAAACTTGTTTGCGTTACACCTTGTGCAACACTGTAAGAAATTCTGGGATCATTATCTGCCAAGTTAATAGTCATGACTTCTCCTTATCACGCACAATATAAATTATCCACGCACAATTAAAAACGGCCTCTTCCGCTCAAAAGATCATTAATGTCTTGCCGAATCATAGGGATAGATAATATTGGTGTATTGTAAATAATTTCTCTAGCCGCATCAGCAGTGTCACCATTCATGTAATCTTGAAACGCTCTAGCATAACCAAGTGCCAAAGAAACTGGTGCGCCAAGAGGCTCTGTTATAGCGTCAGTCATTCTTTCGTCTTTATCTCTGCTAACATATTTAGGTTCAATAATAAAATCAGAAGGATTGTCAACAAGATTGCCAGCAATGCTTAACCCCATATAACCAAGATCAGAATATATTCCTAGCAAGCCAGAGTGATCTACTAATCTTGCCATAATATCTAAAGATTCGTCTTCCCTTTCCCACCACTTGGCAGAACCCAACATATTTTTAAGTTCAAATGAAACGTAAGAAAGCCCAATAAGTGCTGTCGCACCCTGCACTCTATATTTTCTATATGGATCACGAATAGCACCAAGTATCTTATTGTTTGCACCAAACACAAAATTCATAAACGTAAATGGAATCGTCATCGCCTGTGATTCAATGCGAACAAGTTTGGTAGTTGCTGTAGAAGCACGTTTGTCTATTGCAAACAAATTTGGATGCAATTTACGAGCCGCTTTAAAGAATGGATTGTCGCGGATAAATGTAACGCCATCCATGATTAATGGCTTATCAAAAGCTTGCCCCATAACAATAGTATTGTCAGCGTGAGCGGCTGTTGCGGCTTGATATCTTCTTAAAAGATCTCTTTCTTGCGCTGTGGAGCGAGGCCAATTATCTGTATTTGCAAAGAAAAACTTACTGCTATCATGTTTCTGAAATGGCATTTCTGTTATGTACTGAGCCAATTCATCATCAATACCATAACGATTAAGAAATTCATTGTCTCTAACGGAAATAGAATTATTAAGTCTTTTTTGCGCAAGCTTATAGAACTTATCATTTACAAGAATTTGATCTAAAGTCTTGCCAGCTTGAGTGATTGGCCCAAGGCCATTAAGAGTATAAAAAAATCTATTGCCAATACTTTGCACTTTTTCAAGTTTGTTCATTTGAACGCTTTTAATGCTGTCACCAAGTATTCTTTGTTGAACACTAGCTTTAGCTAACTCAACGGCAACATTGGCATACTGAGCATCTTTTAACACTTTGCCAGCTAGGTTATCTTGTAAACCAGCACGACCAGCCGCAATAACGTCTCTATAACCATGAGCAAGAACAATTGAGCCAGCATCAGTTACAGCAGAAAGACCAGCAAATGGAAGATATGCCCAACCAGCATATGTTTTAAAAAATTTTGCAAGTTGCGCGGTCAAGCTATCAGGGTTGCGCATCAACGCACCCATCACTCGATCATATTCACCATTAAATTGTGATCTAATTGTAGCAATATCTTTTTCTTTTAGCTTTGCTTTTCTGGCAATTTTTTCAATGTTATCAAGAACTTGATCAATGCTTTGACCATCAAACGCACGATGAAATTCAATGCGCTTGCCCATGCGTTGCGCATATGCATAAATAGCACCCATATCTTTTCGCATAAAATTTGAAATCAAATGTTCATCAATATTAGTTTTTCTGTGCTTTAAATGTTTAAAGCTACCAGCATTTCCAGTTGCCATTTCTAATTCTAAATCATCAGCATTCTCTTCCATAATTCTTGACAAGGTTTTGTTTGCTGATGTTTTTGGGTCTAACAAGCCTTCTCTAGTATAATGTTCAGTAAAGATATCTTCTAACTCTTGCCTTGAAAGATTGTCCTTTAACTTTATTTTGTCATAATAAATAGGGAACACATAATTCTTGCGGGTTGGAGACTGCAATACATCTTCTAAACCGACACGCCTTGCACGAAGAGATTCAATTTCATCATCTAATGTCTTACGAAGTGTTTCTTGCTTCTTTGTAAAGCTCCCTTGCTTGCGAATATCTGCCTCAAGCTTTGCTAACTTATCAGTTCTTTTCGCAATATCTTCATCTATTTTTGCAATACGAGCAGATACTTGGGCATCGTCCATAAGCAAACCAACATATCTTGCATCTTGATCAAATGATTCAAAGAACTCTTTCAATTGACTATGTGCTTGTTTTTGTTGATTGCTTAAACCATCCCTCGCAGAACGCACGACTGCTGGATCAGGAGAAGATAGTTTAATATACCTATCAATAGTATCCTCTACCCAATCATCAAAGCTTTTATTGAATGGATTAAAGTCTGCTGTGTACGCGCCAAATACTTTAGATGCCCTTTTGTTTCCAAGCATCTGTTCTGAATGCAAATTACGCAATCCATCTTCTAAGCGTCTAGCAGAGCCTTCATAAACAAATGAACGCTGTATTACTGATTGAGGCACAGCTTTTCTTGCAGTGCCAGACAATGGAACAGAAGAGTTATATGATAATTTTATAAATATTTCTTTAATTTCATCTGGAACATCCATCCCAAGCACTCTTTGTCCAAATGAACCAAAGTAAGGATTACCAACAACAGCATCATAATCATCTTCGCCGACATCAGATAACAACTTTGCCTTGTCCACATTATCATCAAAGACATGATTAAATTTTTTGCCAGTAAATAAATTTTTTAATTTATTGCCAGAAGATCTAATAAATGGATCTGCACCTTTTACAATGCCGCCAAATGCACCAGACACAATAGTATCTGTGGCTATGTTAAGTTGTGATTCATAAGGCAAATCACCAACAGCAAACGGCGCACGTCTGGCTTCAGATGCAATGCCATAAGCTAAACCAACTTTGCCAGCATTGTATGTTGCCCTGCCTATAGTAGCAGAATTTTTTACTATATTTATTCCAGGGACAAAATTTAAAGCAAACAAAGGATCAATAACAGAACCAGCTATAGTTGAGGTAATAGGCGCACCAGATAATTCGTTTCTGCGATCAATAGCTTTTTGTACTCGCCCTTCTAAATAACGAAGATGATCTAAGTTTTTTGCTCTTAACAAATCATCGTAATAAGGAAGATACTCTTCACGAATATTGTCTGCCGCAATAAAGCTTCTATCAATAGGGATATCATCAAATAATTGTTTTTCTTCTATGTTCTCAACAAAAGGCATATTGTTATATGCCATAGTCGCAACAAAACCTTCACCCCAAGATGTGGTTGAAAGATCTTGTATTTCTGGCGTCACAGAAACAAAGAAGTTATTAGAATCAGCATCTCTCATTAATCTATCGCAAACATAGTTCTAGCAAATTTACTTTTTATTGGTTGAGTAAGAGCATCGAAAACCTCTTCTTTACGCCTTGCTTCATCTCTAAGCAAAGCCGCATCAATAGATGAATCTTCAAATCTTTGCTGTCTACTCTTCAATACCGCCTGTGGGCCAACCTGTAATAGCTGTCCATGATTAGATCTAATAGCAACACCATTCTCATCCACCAAATAATATACAGGATAAACAGTTCCGTATCTTGGATCGGCAACAAGAAATGCATTATCTCCAAACGTATATTGTTTGTTAGCGTTGCTTGCTAAATCTAATTTCATATCAACAGCAAACTTAAACGCATTGTAGTCATCTGAATCAGAATAAATAGTCTTTGGATCGTAAAGAGTTTTTTGATCACCATAAACAACATCAGATGTTACAAACAAATTATCATATGAGTTTCTTAATATTTGTTTTGCCTTTTTCTTGCCATGAATAAGAACCAATTCTTCTGCAAACGTAGAATAAAATTCTCTTTGCTCAATGTTTTCTGGATCGACATTATCTGTAATAAAGTCTTGTATAGTTACTTTGTTGTAAGATGATGATCCAAGTTGAGCATCCAATTCTGCTTTTCTTGCATCTGCTGGCATTCTTTGAATGCGCTGAAGGTTTTGAAAAAACTCTTGCGTATCACCAATACCAGCAGTTCTATACGCCCTTAATGATTCCATTAAAGTAACGGCCTCATTATCCAAACCACGAGGAACAAATTGAACCTGACCATCCACAAACCTAGTAGTAGATTGTGAATAAAGATCTAACACAACATCTAGTTTGCCCTGATTAACAGCAGAGGCTAATAGGTTTGGATCTTCAAAAAGTCCTTGCACAGCGTCAGGTAGTTCAGAGTTTGTTCTAAACATGACATGATAAAGAGATTCCGCTTCACCCTGTAACACCGCATCAATGTTATTTAAAAAATCATAACCGTTTGAAATACCAGCTTTTTTAAATAAGAAGTCACCATTACTCTTCGAGATGCTGTTGCCGCGAGATAGATCATCAGCGATTGACTGCAATAATCTATCGTCTATTTGTGCGTTGTATATTTCTTGAGTATTGCCTTCTATGGCAGAGATATCGCCAGCAAGAATGTCTCTTGTTTCTTGACTGTCAATTGCTTTAAGCCACTCTTCATCAAAACCAATTTGATTAAGAATTGCTTTATTTTGTTCAGATATTCCAGAAAAAGAATTTTGTCTTAAAGCCATTTCCATAGCATTTAAGGCATCAATCTCATAACTTGTTTTAGCGGTAGGATCAATTTTATTACCAACAACTTCTTGCACACTACTAGCCATTTCACGAACCTGACCATTAAGTGCTTTACGAGTAAGTTGTTTTTTAAGATTAGGAATGGTTGTTGCGCTAATTCTGTCAGCATGTTCAACAGCAAGCTCATCAATCATTCTTTCAACAGAACCCCAGTTTGCCGCACCCAAACCATAATTGCCATTTGAAAAATGTTGTTCTACCTCATCCATAGTATCTACGATAAGGTTGTATTCATTAAGATATGCTTGTTTATCTTCAAGTTCTAAACGCTCTATAGTTGCGCCAGCAACATTTTCAGCCAGCAATGAGCCACCTAAATCACGAACAAAATTACCATACTTGCCAGCTTCTTTTGCGGTTTCATCTATGTAGGCGGTGTATGCAGTTTGAAAAGCATCTGGATTGCCTTCATGTTGTTTGCGCAAAACAGCCGCTCTGTTTTTAGCATCAATTAAAAATTCATTTTGATATCTTTTATCAATGATAGGTTCTGCAACTGACAAAGCCACAGGAGATAAATTTTTTGGAACTGATTTTATATTTAACTTTTGATCAGCATCCCTGACACGAAACTTCATGCCAGCTTCTCTGCCAACCTTTTCTTGCTCAATAACTGCGGCTCTATAGAACATATCTGAAAAATCATTAAAGGTAGACGCAACACTTTGCGCCGCTCTAACGCCAGCAGAAGAAGGCGTAACAACACCAATAGGCTTGTTAAAGTTTCCTTGTGATATGTATCTTTTAATTTCAGCCATTTAATTAGTCTCCAGATGGTGGAGTAACTTGTGAATATCTATATATGCCATTAGCAACAGTACCAAAAGCACTTATCATGCCCTGCCTTGATGCCATTTGACCAGCAAACCTAGCATCTGCCGCCGCAAATCTCATACGTTCTTGCGCAGATAAACTTTGCAGTCTTGCCCTTCTTATATCCTCTCTTGTTTCTTTCATCGTAGATCTTTGTATTGCTTCAAAAGAGCGATCAGATGCAGCTCTATTATTAAATGCTCTAGCAACATTAGCCGCAGACTGAAAGGCTCTAGCATTCTGAAGCCTTTTATTATGATCCTGCAATGCGCTAAGTTTTTCCATCTTAGCGTTTTCTTCATATTGCTGGGCTATCATAGCTTGCCGTTTTCTTTCAGCTTGCCCTGCTTGGATACTGCCCATAGCACTAACGGCAGATCCAATTAACTGTAAGCCTGCCGCCGATGAACCGCTTGCCGCTACTGCTGGAATACACATTAGAACGCCACCTCTACTATCATACCATTAACTTGCAAATCCAATGGAGCAATCTGAGATATAGTTACTCTTGGATCTTTGCTATATCCTAAAGCCCTAAATTCTTTTTTACCGCTTACCGCAACCCTTGGTAAAGAAGGATCAAAAGTAACATTTCTGACAATAAGATTTGTTCCATTAACAGATACACTTAATGTATCCTCAAGATCTAATGTTATCAAAGTAATCTTTCTAGGTCTGCCAGTTAACGGCCCTCCCACAACAGCCGCATCTAACGGCAATGTTTTTAAAACAGGAATAAACTTATAACCAATCTGAACAGACGTTGATTCTTTAACGGCACTCACATCAACTTCGCCGCCAGAAACTGTAAATTCACCAAGATATTCTGTGCCGTCAACAACATCAACAACAGCGTCATTTGCAAAATGACTGCTAACATCGAATACACCAGCAACTCCGGAAAACTCATTCGAGAAATCCATAAGTAAATCTTTATCAAACTGTTCAAGAAATAACTTATCTGTGCCAGAACCATCATCCCTTACTGTTACGCAAAACAAATCTTCATTAACTGAACAGATGCTATGGAAACGTCCTTCAGTTTCCCAATTCATCCACCCTGCTTTGTTTTCATTTCTAACTTGATAATATACACCAATCTTTCCATTATCCATAAGAAAGAACGCATAATTCCCTGGCCTGTCCAAAGAGCCTTTAACTGTAGCTAATTGAATTGGATTACTTATTAAATGGTTAGATAACAAAGAAACCATATTACCAACATAAGCACCTTCAGCATCAGAATACACATAATCCCTTACCGCAGTACCTGTAGCTTGAACAAACAATGTAGAACCATCCAAAGATTGTGGCCTAACATAACCTGTACCATATGGTGTCTGTGACGATATCTTCGCATTAGCTGGCGTTACACCGCTATCAGAAAATGCTGGAATATAAAACTCTTGCTCAGAAGCAAACACTTGCAGATCACGATTTGATACAAGATGTCTTATTGTGTTATTGACACCAATGTTTGCATCAAGATCAAGCGCATCATCTTCTTCAGCATCGCCAATGTCAAAGTTAAAATAAAACCCTGTCTTTGACCCCCAGATGCCGTCAGGCTGGCTTTGAGTGCCGCCAAACCACAATCTATCTTCATGGAACGTAATAGCCGCTGGGAAGCCTCTCAGGGACGAATATGATTGCTCAAACCAGTTAGTTGTAGCGGCAGAAGATTCTACTGTGGGTGAACCGCCACCATCAATAGTTGCACTGGCACTATGACCACAATCGTAATCATAGCGATTTTCATCAATAACTCTGTTTATTGTAAATGTGCCATTGACATTACTTGCGGCAATGCCACCTAACCCTGCGGCTTCAGCAATAACAATAG